GATTACCTGGACGAGCTTGCGTCATATAAATAATTTTCGTTCTAGGGTCTACCCAAAATGATTGCATTACTGCATTTGTATATGGCGATAAATCAGTGATAAATTCCGGTTCTTGCTCTTTTGGTTCGAATCGGTATTCTGTCGCTCGATATTCTTTATAGTGTTCATCTACAGCTTTCTCAACCTTTTTAGTGAAAGCATCTAGTGTTGAATAATCATGATACAAACGATCTTGCAATGTCTTATGACCATAACCTGTATTATCAACGCGCGCGTCTTTTACTTCGTTGATACCGTCGCCGTTATGACCTAGTACCATGTTGCTAAATCGACCGTTTAAATATGTTAAAAAGTCAGAGACGCTACTTGTAACATTTAAATGTTCATACTTTATTTGCTCTCCATTATGTGCAAATACCTCTTTATTTCTATGATATTCAAGAGAGAAATTAAAATCAGTCAGCATGTCTGAAATAAGCTTGAAATTATACTCATTTTCATCTACATATCTGTAATCGAAAACTCTACTTAAGTCTGTAATTAATTTGTTATCCATGTCTTCCTCCTTTTCTATCCGTAAAACTGGTAATAATTTTTAATAAGTTCGTACATAATAACTTCATGACCCCTCTCGTTCGGATGCAATCCGTCTGGCATACTTGATTTTCTGAACGCTGGATTATATGGCTTAAAATAATCTGTATGATAGGCATCATATACTGGTACATCCAATTCACTACAAGCCAATATCTGAGCATTGACATAATCCTCTAAAGTTAACCCTAGTTTGTTTTTGTCCGTATCTTTACGGCGTATCGTTGTACCACTCATAGGGCATTGCCTAGTAGCTGTCATTACAAGTATTTTTGAAGCTGGATTATTTTTCCTGATAACTTCAATTGCAGAACAAAAGGCGCCGTAAAACGTTTTAGTGTCGGTTTTATCAGTGCCTATCGGTACGCCTGCCCAATAACCATGTAACCAGTCATCATCTGTACCTTGTAATATGATTAGGTCTCCTCTTATTTGCTCTGCTTGTCTATAAATGCTGTTTTCTACCGCTTCTTTACCTATTGGAACTGTTGCCATTGTTGCGCCACCTCTTGCAAGGTTGGTCGTTTTAGCTTTTAACTTCTTGCCTAACATTTCTGTGAAATTAGTTTTCGCATGTGATCCTCTAGCTACAGAATCGCCAATCGTTCCAATTGTTTTTACATCTTTAATGTTTGATTTATCTATAAAATCATGAACGATAGTGCCGTCAGATGTAGTCACAGTTTTAGAGCTTACCTTCTGTTGTTTATCTTCAATCAAATCAGTTCTACTCATCAAATCGAGTGTTGATTTAGCTATTGACGCTACTTTAGACTTCAAGTTTTCTGCCGCTTTACTAGGATTAGAAAGGTTAACATCATTTAATCCAGAAACATAGTTAGCTGCAGTATTAACTTTTTTCATATATCGTTGTTCTCGATTAAACTCACCAAGCGTTACATCTTGCTTAACAATTACATTGTTTATACCCCTAATCGTTTTAACTTGTACTATACGGACTAAATCATTCAAACCTAGTTTGGTAGATTTTATTTGTACTATGTCTCCGGGTTGTGGGTCTGCTTCTGGATATGATTCTCTTAACACCAAAAAGTCCAAAGACAAAGATTGTTTTAACGACTTTTTCAATCTCGATTGTAATTCTTTATCCATAGTTTCTTGGTCAGTCACTTTACCATCTTTAAATGGTTCTGCGTGGATGTCGCCGTATATTTCAGCTAATGCACTTCTAGCTTCCATTACGAGCCCAGCGTGTTCGAATGTTTCTTCTCCTGAATAATTACCATATCCTCTAATGAAGGTGGCGAAATCACTTGCATCTTCCTCGAGTTTTATAGCGTTGGCGTTGACTTCGTCAGAAATAAAATAAGACGCTTTTTGATTTGCAAAAGGCGTCAATACAAACTTATATCTGTCTTTCTTTTTGTCATATGTGATCTTATATTCTAATCCAAAATGTTCCAAACCTTTTTTTAACATTTCTAACCTTGTGTCGCCTTCACCGCCGTTTTCAAACTTTGAAGATTTAACTTTGCCCTCGACTTCAAAAAGCATTCCAGTACCTTGAAACACAATGTTAAAATATCTTTCTACTGTAAAAGATCCTGTTACATTAACATAAATTCTATCAATCATTAACTTGTCTATGGGAATCTCTCTAGCAGTACATTCAACCAGTTGTCTGTCGCCTTCCGATTTCCTATCAATGACAGTTATTACATATTCTTTCTTGTCGTTTTCACCTTCGACATGACTAACAATCCATCTTTTCCCTATAGCGTTAATAACTTCATAAGTGTATTTGTTTTCGAGAATATCAAAAGTTAATACACCGTCAGCATTAACTTTTTTCACTAAAGTTGTTTCTACTGGTACAGGTGCGCCATTACCTTTAGGTGGTCTTACAATTATTGTCATTCTGACACCTACTTATAATAAAATTTCAAATCAAACTGAACTTTTTGAACTGTTTGATTAAACTCAAATTTATTAGCTCCGTATTTAAATTTTGGTTGGGCTATGTTCGTTTCAGTGCTTATTTCGACACCGTTTTTATAAACTCGAAAGCTATCATAAACAATTTTGTCTCCAGCTTTTAGTTTAATCCCCTCAATTTTCATTATTTCAGCATGCGTTAAATTCCATACAAACGATTCTGTATCTTCGCCTAAAATAATTGTTATCTTTTTATACATGTTGAATTGGTCGTTAGGAGCACTACCATGATAGTAAACTGTACCTTTGCTCAAATTTTCAAATGTATACTTTCTTTTGTCTCCGCCTGCATGCCAATCAATATTAAAATCAAACGACCACAATCCAACCTTTTTGTTTTCTTCTAACTCTAGGCTTGTTCCAATACTTTCGCCGTATGGTAATTCTGTAGTTTCGAATTTTAGTTCAAAAGAAACTTTATTACCTTTTTGTTTAGGGTTTATAACTCCGTTAAAAATAACTTTATACTGTTTACCATTTACATAAATTTGTTGATCGTGTCTTGAATATTCATAATCCGGGAAGTTGTTTTTATCTAATTTCACGTAATCATCAGAAGTTGGTTGAGTAAACCTGTAATTCAACTCTTCTTTTCTTCTTATTTCTCGTAAATACATAGGTTCTATGTCTGTCGTTAACCTATACAACATATCTCGCATATAAGCAATGTCTGAACGATTTTTAACTTTACAAAAACAAGGAACAACTATATCTCTACTGATATAATTGCTCCCCATTAATATACGACCGTTCATATTTTCTTTGTCTTGATACTTTGTGTTGATTTGCATGCTATCAATTACTATATCGTTAACGATAAACCCGTATTCACTTAATTTGATTACAGTACCATCTTTTTTTGTTAATTCTATGTCCATTTGTAACCTCCTTTATAAGTAATACTCAGAATTGCGTTTAGCATTTCTGCCGTTAACAATACTAGTAAGCGCATCGTTATTGACATCGAATTCAACTTTAACAGTTTTCATGTTCGGTGATGTTTCAATAGAATGTGTGTGTTGTACTTGCGCATTTATATTTCCACCTAAATTACTTAAGTTTCCTGTAATACTAGAAATGTCAGGTGCGTTTAATGTAGGTTGAAATGCATCAACTACTTTATCTGCAACATTAGAAACATTACGGATAACTTTACTTGAATGATTATCTATACCTTTAACGAAACCTAGCATTGAATACATACCAACATCCATGAATTCACGTGAAGGTGAGTGAATACCCAAAGCACTTTTAGCTGCATCTAAAGCTTTCTTAGCAACATTTTTAGCTGCATCTACTAATTGGCCAGCCATTTGTCCAATACCTCTAATTAAACCACGGATCATATCAGCACCTGCAGACACAAAATCTCCTATAAAGCTTTTTATTTTATTTACTGCATTTGTCATACCTTGACTAACTTTGTTTACAACATTAACGAATCCTTGAATAACTCTATTAACAAAGTTAATTAGCGTACTTGTTATAGTAGATACCCATTGCATACCTTTAGTGACAATGAAGTTCCAAGCTTGAGACATTTTGTCTGATATAGTTGATACAACTTGTGTGAATATGCTTACAACTTTATTCCAAATTGTCGTTAATATACTAGATAAGAAACTCCAAATCGTATTCCATATATTAGAAATAAAACTCCATGCCGCTTGTAATGCAGTAGATATAGCTGTAGTGATAGCGTTCCAAACCTTAGTTGCCACAGTAACTATAGTGTTCCACAACGTTTGTAAGAACGTCCAAATAGCGTTCCAAATTGTCATTGCGATAGTCATGATTGTTGTAAACACAGTAGTTATTACAGTGACCAACAAATTCCAAATCGTTGTAGCGATTGTAATTATCGTATTCCAGATTGTACTTAAGAACGTCCAAATAGCTGTCCATATCGTCATAACTATTGTCATTATCGTCGTGAAAACAGTTGTAATGATTGTAACTAAAAGGTTCCATACTGTTGTTGCAATAGCGATAATTCCATTCCATAGCCCTTGTAAATAAGCGACTATTTGATTCCAAACAATCATTATAAAATTGTAAACATTCGATACTGCTGTAGTGATAGCTGTTAAAATAGCATTCCATACAACCGAAGCTACAGCTTTTAATACATTCCAAACATTAACCATAAACGTTTTTATCGCATTCCAAGCATTTATAATAAAGTTTCTGAATCCTTCATTTTTATTCCACAATAAAACGAATATAGCTATTAATGCAGCAATTACACCAATTACTATTGTTATTGGACCGCCTAAAATACCAAACACAGTTACTAGTCCTGTGATAGCATTTCTAATTAATCCAATCTTACCGAATAACAATTGGAATATAGCTGTAACTAATTTTATTGGACCTTTTAACGATGTCATTGCCTTACTTAATACTAAAGTTCCTGTTTTAGCCCAACCAAACTTAGTTACTAATGCAACCAATCTTGCTGCTAATGGTCCTAAAAAGTCCATTACCGCTAATATTGGAGCAATTAAAAATCTAAATGCACCAACTAAAGTTATAATGACACCAACTAATTGTGCTGTAGCTGGATGCGCCTCAAACAAGTTAGCTATCCAACCAGTTATTGCAACTGCAACGCGTAATACTGCACTAGCTATAGGAGCCATCGCTGTTGCGAATGCAACTAATCCTCTTGCAATGTTCCCAATTAATTGCATTATTAGTGGTCCATTAGTTTGTATATAGCTGACAAAATCTTTAAAACCTTGAGATTGCCAGACTTGTTCAGACCATTCTCTAAACTTAGCCGTCATCTGTTCGAGAGACTGGAAGATTCCAGTTGATGACCCACTAAATGCATTCATCAAATTGTTAATTCCAGCAAAAACATTTTTAAAAATATTGCCAATGATAGGTAAATTTGTTTTTGTGTATTCAATAAAACGAGTTATCGAATTTTCTCCAGCTGCACTATTAGCCCAATTAGAGAACGATTGACCTAATCTGTCTAACCAATCAGCCGACCATTGAAACAGTGGTGCTAATTGCGTGAATACATTGACTAATCCATCACCGAAACCGCCTGCAGCACTTAATAGCTTGTTAAATACCGAAACACCCGTTGTATTCATCATATTAAAGAATCTTGAAGCTACACTGCTATTTTCAGCCCATTTAAGCACGCTTTGAGACGCTTCTTCCATTCCTCTTGAAATACCACTAAAAAATGGTTGTAAGCTCTGCATTGCAGTTTTAACAGTATTTAAACCATTTGCAAGAGTTGTGAAGATAGCGGATTGATTTTGCTTTATAATATCAGTCCATGCTGACTTTACGCCATCTAACGCTTTTTTGTATTCGTTTGTTGCTGAGCTAGCTTGTAAAGTGCCATCATTAAGCATCTTTATAGCGCTGATAGCCATTGCGCCAAATGCTACAAAGCCAGCGCCGGCTATTGCTACCGCACCACCTAAAGCAAGTACACCGCCAGTTAACACTTTGATAGCGTTTAATAGCGCAAATACTACAGGTACTACGCTCGCTATTACAGGTATTAAGATACTAAAAGATGAAGTTAGTAATCCACCAACCATATTAGAACCTACAGTACCGAACACACGGAACATATTAGCTAAATTCCCCATCTGTCTTTGGAAATTGTCGTTTGCTTTTATTATGTAGGCATAAGCTTTCTTTAAACCATTAGTATCGACATCTACCTTTGTTGTTTTTTTGTTTGGCAATGCGTCTAACGATTTTTTAAACGCATAAATTGTTGGTATAGAAAGCCCTGTATCTACATCAAGTCGAGATCTAGTTTTGTTCGGAATACTTTTAAGTTCTTCTTTAGTACGTTTGATTTTAGAGTTAGCAACACCATTGTCCACGTCTATAATAGCTTTGGCTTTAGACCTATTTAATGCTTCGAGACTAGCTTTAGATACTTTTAACACTCGATTGAATTTACTGTTATCTGCATTGACGTCAATATTGACACGTTTCTTTTCTAATTCTGATAATTTAGCTTCTGTTTCAGCGATATCTTTAATCAACTTTTGTTTTTGCAACTTAACTTCTGGTGTAACTTCTTTAGAGTTTAGTTTGTCTAGTTCAAAATTCGATTCTAGTACCTTTTGTTGTAAATCTTGTATACTAGCATCTAATTTAGCTTTTACATTTTTGTTACTAAAGGCATCTAAAGACTTTTTAGCAACTTTGATAGTTTTTTGTAATTTTTTATCGTTAGCGTTTAATTCAACATCTTTAGTTTGATCTGCTACTCGTTTAAATCTTTGCACAGACTTAACCGCACTATCAATTTGCCTTTTGAATTTGGCTACACTAGCTTCAATAGTCGCTTTAATTTTATATTCCGTCACATTAACACCTCTCTTTCTATTGCTTATTAAATTCTGCTATAACTTTAAAGAATTCATTATTTTGTGGTTCGTATTCATCACGTTCGCTACTAAATCTTATATCTTTACCTTCGTTAAGCCGTTGGATATTTTCTTCATAAGGCAATACGTCGTTTGCATTGTTAAAAACATATTCCTCTTTAGGTTTATTTTCTGTCCCAACATTTTTAGTAGCTGCAGCATCACGAATAGCAAACGCAAGTTTGTAACGTTCGAATTCTTGGGTTAGCATTTCATACTCTTTCGCATACATTCGATAGTTATATTCTGTTAATGTCATTTGCTCAATAACGTTCAAATCTGTAATACCAAGTGTTGACATACAAGTTATAACGATTCTGTCGTAAGTTATTAGGCTTCCGCTGGTTTTTCTTCCGTTTCCACTACTTCGACTAGGTTTCGGGTCATAGGTCGCTTTCCCAACTCCGTTAAAATATCCGAACCGAATTCTTCTAGTCCGATATTTTCTGCGATTTCATCTAATGCTTCATCAATGTTATTAATAGTAATTGCTTGTTTTTTTAAGTGAGATGTAGCTGCGATTAAAACTTCGCCAATCACAACCGGATTTCCACTTTCTAAACCTACAGGCAACATTGATACACCTTGACCGATAGAAGCTTGTTCAACTTTTAAACCTAATCGGTTATCGATTTCTCTTAAAAATTTAAAACCAAAACTTAATTCTAATGACTTTCCGTTAATTTCTACATTCATAACTTAAAATCTCCATTCATAATTAATTTAAACAAAATAAAAAGGGCTTAACGCCCTATTTTTATACCTCTCTTGGTGCAACCGGTGGTGAATCTACTTTAGGTTGTGGAATTGCTGTTAAATCTTCGCCAGTTAATGCATCTGCTTTTGTAGTGTCGTGGAATCTGTATCCAGTCGCCTTAAGTTTCTTTGTTACAGCCTCAGGTAGTGTTGCAAATCCACGTTGGAAACGACCATTCACTCCATATTCATATTCATATTCATCAATACCGTTAGCTTCTGCTTTTAATTCAAATTTATTGTGGAAACCTTGGAAATATTTCGCTTTAAATTTAGCGGAATCCCCATTTTTGCCTGGTATTCTACTTTCAACTTCCCAAGCTTCATACAATACGCGATCTACAACTGCATCTTCAATTTCATCTGCAAAATCGTCACCATAAAACATTTTAGCAGTACCAGACATTGTTGACTCAACAGAACCACCAGTGTTATAAGAACCGTCCATTGTATCCTCTGTATCTGTATCAGCTTCATGTGATAAGCCGTATTCAGTTAAAAAAAGCATTTTAGTAGCATCTACTTTTTCGCCAGCTTTTCTAAATAAAATAATACGATCATTACTATTTTTCATATTTGCCATTCAATATTCCTCCGTTTTTTAAAATGTTTTGTAAGATATCGTTACTGATGTGTGTAGCAATTCTTGATTGGTAGTATCATCAACTAACTGTGTGATGTTAGTATCTTCTTCTTCAAAGTCATAATCGTTTGTTTTAACGCTAGGTGTTAAATCATCAATACATCTTTTAACAAGTCCGTCATGATGTCCTAAATCATCACTTACACTCCAAATATCAATAACTAAATTCGTGTCACCAGAATAACTATCAAACGTGTATTTACTTCTGTTTGACTCCGGCATTTTTATTACAAAAAAAGGATACGGAATCTCTTGTTGCATCTCTTTACGAGAAATAACAGGGAATCCATATCCTTGTAGCGTTTCATACGCTTTATTATAAAATTGTAAGTTCGGTGTCATGCTTTTATCTCCTATTCAAACAACGCTTTCAATTCTTCTACAGTTGATTTTCTTATTACCTCATATACTGGCCACATAAAAGGTTCTGCCTCCATGTATCGAGTACCAAACTCTAAGAAACCACTATAAGCTGCATGCGATGTGATAGTGTATTGCAAATCGCCAGTTTTTTTATATCTGATATTGCGTGATAAATTACCAGTCCAATAACCCTTATTCATTACTTCTCTAGCTTTCAATTTAGCTCGTACTACATATTCTTTGGCTTTTTCTTGTAAAGTATCATCTACATCATCATCGATGTTGTTTTTCATATCGTGAAATTGGTTTAACAGTGCGTCTAATCCGTCTATATTCATCAATTGACCTCTTCGATATAATATGACGTTTCGTGTCTGTATGTCTTTGTATCAATTATCTTGTAGCGAATACCATTAATTAACACGTGGCTAACAGGGTAAGATATTGATTCTTTTATCCTCAGGACACTTACATCGTTTTTTACATCGCCGAATTCAAGTTGCTTTCTTGCTCTAGAAATAGGATTAATATTGCATGGTATCGCATCATAAGTGATTAGAGTGTTTTCTTTTTTGCTAGTTTTAGGATTGTAAGTTGCTGCTTGTTCTGATTGAAAAACGGCTCTATCTTCATATCTCAAAAGAACACAGCCTTTCCTTTTTTAGTTCTCGTTCTAGCATTAAAGTAATTATCAATAATAGCTTCATACTCCTTGAAATCGTTCAATTCATACGCATTGCTACGTCCGTCAACCGCTTCTGATGTCATACCTTCAGCACCAATCCTGTTGTAGCGTTTAACTGCAACTTCTTTAATCATGTAACTAAACCTTTCCGGTATTTGTTCAACTTCAATAGGTAACATTGATAACAACTGGCTTTCACAACTTTTTATGATTTCTTCTAATTGTTCATCTTGCTTTTCATCTTTAAGACCAATACGTTTTTTTACATCAGCTAGCGTAGTCATATAACCACCTACTCTAGTGACTCAAAAGCATTGATAATTTCAGCTTTTGTTTGTTTTTCATCAACTTGTAAGCCAGCAACACTTGCTATTTCGACAAGTTCTTTTTTGGTTAATTTGTCATTTACAATGTAAATCATTTGTTCGTTGCGTTTATTTTCAACACTAGCTAAAGCTTTGATACGTTCATCTGTAGGATCATAACCTTTGCGAGGGTAGACATGCCCTTTCATATAGACATGTCTGTTATCTTCTAAATCTGTAAAATCTACTTTAACAATTCCAATGATTTCGGGCATGTTACCACTCCTAATTATTTATTAAACTTCTCCTGGTGCTGAATCTGTTTTTTTGTCAGCAGGCACTAATTTAGCGAATGCTTTATCGTCAGCGATGTGTAACGCTACATGCATAGTTGCACGTAATGCCACCATGTCTTGTTCGAATAAGTTTACAGGTGTGCCATCTTCGTTTTTAACTGTAGATAATTGTGCAGTTTCATCGATTTTGTATTCAATTAATTGAGGGATACCGTAAATCAACTTATCAAAGTCACCAGTAATTAATTCACCGCGTTTTAAATTGCTTGATTTAAGGTTAACCACAGGTAGACCATCTAACGTATCACTGTTACGGTCATAAATACGTTCCTTAGTTTCAGGATCTACAATTTTACGTAACAAGCTTCTGTTTTGTGTTTTTGAGATAAACGCATTTGCTTCTAATTCGTCATCTTCAAGTAATGCCTCTAAATCAATAATGTTATCTTGTGTGAAGTCACCTTTAATAACCTTATTAGTTTTTTCAATTGATTGTGCAATTGATTTACCGAATGGATTGTTACCTTGATTCAAAATACCCGCTTCATCAAACTTTTTATAGAATGCTTCAGCAATCATAGGCTTCATTTCTTCAAAGAATTGTGAATAAGTGTAATTCAAAAATTCTTTTGTTACAGGTAAGATAACCCCTAATTTAAACGCTCTCATAGTAGCATTAACCCATGTAGCTTTAGATGTTTCGATTTTTTGACCTTCACCTACCCAGTAAGCACCTGGTTTATCAGCCCAAAAAGTAAACTTCTTCTCAGTACCTTCCATTGGTTCGTACTTACCTAATTGCATAATTTTAGAGTTTTCCATAACCTCTTGTAAGATGGGCGTTGTGAATTCATTCATCAACGTGCCATCTTTCTTTTCGTGCATCATTACATTATCAGGGTTAAATACTTGCGGTTTAACATTGTTACTCGCAAAATGTTGCAAATTTAATTTTAATTTTTGTGTTTGTTCCATTTAAATGCCTCCGTTAATTTTTAATAATTCTTTTTTGTCTAGCTATTTCAGCTAAGTTTTGCGGTTTATTTTTAGTCGAGTGATTAAATGAATCTCCACCAGTCAATGGCGATTGTCTAGCGTTAATCTTAACCGCTTCATTAACCGCTTTTTTTACTGCATTAGAAAAAGCTTCAACATTCAATTTAGTTTGTTCAGCAGTATCTGTTACAACTAAATTAACAACCTCATCTGATGAATCAACTTCTGCTTCACTTAACATTTTTCGTGCTTCTGAACGCATTTCATTTAATTGTTTTTCTGAGCGTAATTGCTCCAGCTCTTTTTCCAATTGTTTGCGTTCATATTCATCTTTTTGATCCTTGTTCATTTTCGCTAATTTAGCAGCTTCTTTAGCGGCTTCTTCTGCTTTTTCTTTTGCATACTCATCAGCTTTTTTCTTTTCGTGGGCTACACGACGTTCAAGTATTTCATCAACTTTCTTTTGTTGCTCTGGCGTGAAAGTTATTTCAGTACCTTCGTCATTTTCTTTCTTATCAGAATTTCCTTTTTTACCATCTCCACCTGGTTCGTCTGGATCATCTGGTTGGTCTGCAAAAAATTGCAAATTAAACTTAAGTTTATTTTCTTCCATGAGATATACCTCCATTTATAGTCTGTCGACTGTTTTTCCATGCGTGCTTTTTATGTCATCAGCACGTTTTGGACATAAAAAATAGCCAACACAATTAAGTGCTAGCTATTAAAAGAGTGGTTCGTTATATTTCGATTTTTCTTTATTGGCTAATACTGCCGACCTTACGCTGTCTAAGTTTGCATCAATAATAAATGTTTCGTTTTGCTTTTGTAACTCTTTACGTATACCTTTTAACTCTCTTGCTATGTCTCTAAGGTATTTGTCAGTATTACTCATATTAATATCCTCCAAACATTTAATTTACTGTCATACAAAGTTAACTTGCCTTTAAAAAACTTTACTTTTAAATCAATCACCGCTTTTCACTTTCCCTCCGAAGTATTTTGTTTTTCGTTTCTTGCTTGGTTTTTTCGGCCACATAGATTTAGGTAGTAAAGCGCAATCTGAACGACAATTGATATGCATAGGATAGAAATTAACACCAATTTTAGCGTCTTTAACTTTGAATATTTCTCCATTAAGCCCTTTGCATACTTTAGTTGTTCTATTATCGATTTTTGCAATATACATATAATATCCTTCCGGTGAAATTTCTTTCATGCTGTCAATGCTTGATTGTGCGTGAACACGTGCCGATTCCGTATAAAGCAATGATTTAATTGCTGCGGTCTTTTGTCGTGCTGTGCCTTCGAATTTATTTAAGTGCTTGCGCATATCTTTAACATATTCATTAGGATGTCGACCTCTAATAACTACATTAGCAATTATTTCTTCTACTTCTTGTTTCATTGCTTCGGTATTAGTCCATAATCGCTCTGACCAAACGACACCATGAAATTGTGTATCAACGATTGTATCTATAACTTCTTTAGCTACTTGTACACCTTCACCTAAAATACCCGCTTGATCACTGAACACACGATAAGCTGTTGATTCGAAATATTCCCTCATCGATAATTCTGTTTGAGCTGTTGCATAAGCAATTAAGAATTCTATTTGAATCTTTAACATCTGTTCTCTAGATACATACATCTTAGTGTTATACTTCTTTAATTCTTCATTTGCTCTATCGCTAAAGTCCTTGTTTTCGACCAATCTTTTTGCTTCTTCTTGAAACGCTTTTACATCGAACTCATCAATAATCTTTTGTGCTTCTTGTAATGTAACGCCTGCAAAATCTCCGTACTTAACAATAAACGCATTGATTTCTTTTTCAATGCGCTTAATCATCATATTCAATATACGTTCTATTTCTTCAGCTTTAGTTTTATCACGCTTCAACTCATTCTCGATTGCTTTGCGTCCGCGTTCTTCCCAATATTCTTGAGTGTTTTTGTTAGGCAATTACAATCATTCCTTTTTATCAACAGTATCTTTTGTATCATCATCTTGTTCGTCATCATTGATGTCTCTAGGGTCTTTATAAATACCTTTTTGAGCTTTTTTAATAGATTCTTTCTCATCTTCTTCTATTTTCTTGACTTCCAATTCAGGGTCTTGGAAGAACGAGAATAGAGACATTAAAGTTGTTTGACTAATCTTCCCGCCAGAATCAATATAAGCTTTTAATTCTTCGATTAATGATTTAGGTAAGTTTCTGTTGTATACGTATCTAACAGTATTGAAATCTTTGTTAGCGTCAATCGACCGTGTATTTTTAAGTATTGTCTCTAACAACTTAGCACGACGTCTTAACCCTTTAGTGAACAATCCTTCTTTAGTTTTAGTACGTTGTTCTAATCCGAATAATTTGTATTTCATTGCCTCGCCCGATTGAGTGCCACTAAAGTTATCATCTTTCATGTTAGGCGTGTTGGTAAACATGTGTATATCACTGTTCAAACGGTCTTTATAAGCTTCGGTACCTTGTACATCGTATTGTTTATAAATATAACCGCCGTCAACTGAACCTTCTGTTTCGATACCTGTATCCCTATTCTCATAAACGGTTGGCTCTAAAAATAACACGTTAGCTTCCTTTTGTTTTCTAACTTCTACAGGATCTAAATTTAAATTACCTTTAATAAGTAACATAGCGTCATTTAAATCACTCATATAGTTAGCAGTATCTGATTCAGCATTATCATACAAATCAATTAAAGTGATTACTTTCTCATAATCCCCTTTTCTTCTTTCGTTGTTGCTAAATTCTGTAATAGGCATACGTTCGAAAGAGTGTGATTCAAAACCGTTTTCACGTGGTGTGAGCTTCAATCCATTTGTTCTACTGGTAAGATATCTATAAACACCGTGAGAAGTAAATAAATCAACTGTAAACACTTCATCTTCGTCAGTCTTGTCTATTGGTTTAGTTCTTAAATATCTAACTCCTGCGATACTATTACGTTCAATTGTATTGTCGTATATGACAAAAGTACTCATTGCATCACTCTTGTATAAACGCGTTTCATCATCTTGGTTTCTAATCATTAACTCATAAGCTTTGCCATAAATTGACAAATCTAATCCTAAAGATCTATTGTGTGACTCAACATCATTTAAATCATTGAACGCCTCAATAGCTTCTAATACATCTTTATCATCATCTTGACATTGAATCGGATTACCTAAGAAATAACCGTTAATAAAATCGCTAATATAAGATGCGTAATCATGCGCTACACGGTTATCTGCCATGTACTCTTCTTTGCGTCGTGTTAACTCAACCAGATTCTTAGTTTTACCTTCGTAATAATCACTTAACACTTTCAATCTAGGTCGTTGGTAATCCATGTGATGTTCAATGTATTTACTTACTTCATTAACGTTTTGTAATAAATCGGATTCCGTCCCGTCATATGTGTAAACAACATTGGCTTCATCATTAAATAAGTAATTTATGTTTCCCCGTAGATCTGTATCTGTTTCAAATTCGTTTACTTTTAACATTTGTTCCCTCCTATAATCCTAGAGATTTTATTGTGTCAACTTTCGAACTGAGATTTGTGCGTTTTCTAACCGGTCTGTAGAATCGTTCCACTGAATAACGCAACGAATCGATACAATGATTGTATGTATCTACTGGTTCATTGGTATATTCACCTGTATCTTTGTCCTTTTGCCATGTGTAGTTGTCAAACTCTTCAATAGTCTTGAAACAACGTTCATCAACAATGATTTCAAATTGCATTAAGAATTGTAACCCTTGTACAACCGAGCCCTTCCCTTTTTTGGTTGGTAAAATCCTTTTAAGCCCTAGATTCCTTAATTCAGCTATACTTTTTTGTTCTGCACTATCTGCTGTAATTTCTTCTTTAGCATAACCAAGTTGCTTTATGACATTAGCTATTTCATCATTCAGCATACCTTGTTTAACATACTCTTCAATGATGTATAACTTCTTTTTCTTTACATCTATTTTAGAATGTATAAAAGCACTAGGATCATTAACGTAGCCAAAGTCCAATCCAAAATAAGAAGGTAAATGTCTTAACTCATCTTTATTTATTAAACGTTTTTCATACTTAGGGAAAACCAATTTGTCTAGTGTAGCAAATTCACCTAACGCATAAATTTTGTAATATGCTGGATTACGATTTGCTAACAACTCTAAGTTTTGTCGTGTCATTTCATCAAGAAACTTATTATCTCGATAACTAGATTGTCTAATCATGACATTTTCCATTGGTTCACCATGTTCAAAGAAATACTTATAAACCCAATTCAGTTTAGATACTGGGTTAAACATCAAAAATATTTGCTTATTCATGTGTTTACGCTCCCTCAAACGCAACGTTAATTGCGTGTAATCATTTAGTGTGAATTCAGACGCTTCTTCCATGACTATGTCTGATATGCCTTTTATCGACTTTATTTTCTCTGGGTTATCTAATCCTTTAAACAAAAAAACTGCGCCGTTTGGCAATTCAACTTTGTTATCAGTCTTATTCCAAAGGCACATGTCCCAAATACCGAAGTTTATCAAACAATCTTTGACATCTTCGAATAAACTATCTTTAATTGTTGATTGGACTTTTCTAAGCCATAGTATACGCCTAGGATATTTCCAGTCTTGCAATGCTTTAAGTACAACTTTTTGTATAACGCCGTGAGACTTACCGCTCGAACCTCCACCGTAATGTACTTCAGTGAAGTTATCGTAATTGGTTAGTATTTCGAATATGTTTCTATTGAAAACATTAGATGGTTTGTTAAAGTTTAATTTAACTTTCGTCATCGTACTCACCAATATTAATCTCAATATTCTTCTGAGTAATTTCTTTTTTATCGATATACGCACCGTGAACTTTTAGTATGTGGTCAATAGATCTCTGACGCTCTTCAAAAGTTGGTGTGATTGTGTAAGTAACCTCTTTTTCCACTTCATCGTTTAAATGGTCATATTTCTTACTGTAAGCCTCTTGAGGTTCTCCTCTAGCAATAGAAGCAGATAACGCTAAAGCTTCTGTAATACTCATTAAACGCTCTTCTTGTATCTGTTCTAATCGTTCTTTAATATATTCCGAAACATTAACATTTCTTAACAATCGACTTGCTAAAGACTCTGCTGTTTTCTTACTATAACCTGCTGAAATTGCTGCTTTTTTACCATTACATCCATTCATTATATATTCATCTGCGAATCTCTTTTGTTTTTCGTTCATTTCATTTACCACCAACTCTCGCGCTATACGCTTTTTAAAATTAAAAAAGGGATTGGCTATAATCAGCCAACCCACATAGATCCTTTATTCCTAATTGCGATAAGGGAAACGCAGTAAGATAGTCAATATCTTACGCTATCATATTAACACCGAAAGTGACGTTATTTTTCCAGACTTTTTCCAAACTTAATGTATTATACCTAATTCATCAGCTAACCTAACTAATATATCTTTCCTCATATCATAAGCGGTAGATTTACTTACATTTATTTCTTGAGCTACACCAGTTAAATTTAATGTTCTAGGCTTTTTAAAATAATAAAGTTCCATAAGTTTTTGAGTTTCTGTAGTGCTATGATTATATACAACCTCTATAGCTGATTTCATTCTGGCCAATTGCGATAATCTTCTATCATTAACAACTCTAATAGCTTTTATTTCAGTTACACTTACATTGCTTTGCACCCTATCTCCACCGATATTAGTATCTTGTTGACTCCACGGGTTTAAAACTTCATCTCTTACACGCGCTATATCTTTATCGAAGTAATTGTAATTGCTTAATTCACTTTCTAAATATCTTTGCGTTGATTTTCTCAAACTCATTTGTTTAACCCCCGTTAACCTTCAAAATGTCTCAATCTACTTCTTAATATCTCTATCTCCCGCTCTTTAACTTTCACATCGCCTTTTAACTGTTCAGCTTGCAACATCACACCAAACAATAAGATGACTAGTAATATAATTGCTATGACTAACCACATCATCTACTCTGTCACCTCCGCCCTCATCAAATCAGACTGATCGCTCAACTTTGCGAAGTCACTCGGCGCCTCTACATCATCATTAGCCGTCATCATAATATATACTTGCTCCGTTACATACTTACCTAGCTCATACATTGCTAGTAAGAATATTAGTCTTAATATTTGTTTAATCATCATTGTCATCTCCTGTATCAATCAAAAAAAGTACCTGTCTCAACATACTCTTTAACTGTTGTTCATTTAGACTGGCTAACATAGGGCTGTAAAATTCACTATCTTCATCTTTAACAGTTTTAATAAAACAGCCTTCAATCTCAGCTTTTTCTTCTGGCGTTCCATTTTTATACGTCTTAAATACCTCGGTGTGCTTTTCTGGTAATTTCATTTTAGGTGTATTAAACATTATTATCTCCCCTCTTTAATGATTTTATTTCTTTTCGAACAAAGAACCTAATACTTCTTCACTAGGTCTTTCGAATAAGGTCACTTTAGAATTATTAGTGTAGTAAACAATAGGTGTATTTTGTGACTCATATTTCTCTTTCGCTTCTTCTTTACTCTCTGCCTCAACAACTGTAAACCTTTGATTGCTTTTAGCTCGAGTTATGTGTGTATGCTTGCGTCCTGTTGAATCTTTGAATGTTGTGACTAAGTATTGCGTCACTTCCCCAAAACCTCCTTGACTCGATCTAAGATGTCTTTACACTCCGCTACTTCCGAAGCCTTTTGCTCCACGTTCTGAAACACTCTCGAATTCCTCCACTTGCTTTAGTTCAGGTGTCCATATAGGCACGATAACCAATTGAGCTAGTTTGTCGCCTTTATATATTTCGTAATAATCATTTATAGTAAAAGGTTTTTTCTTAGCATTATTTACAAAAGAATTTTCCATTTCTCCTTGTATATCAAAACACTGTTCGTTAGTTGTTAAATATACTTGTGCATCATTCTTGATATTAATCCCCAAATTACCATGATATCCCGCGTCTATCTTGCCTGTTTCAATCACTAAATGCGTTTTACTACTTACACCACTACGGCTAGTTAATAGTCCGACATAGCCCTCTGGTATGCTTACAGCTACATCTGTTTTGATCACTGCCTTTTCTTGTGGCTCAAGTACGACAGTTTCAGCTGAGAATATGTCATAACCTGCATCCGTCTTATGATTTCGTTCGGGCATTCTAGCATTTTCTGATAATAGTTTTACTTGTAATGTGTTAGTCACTTTCCTGCTCCTCCTCATATTTATAGACCACTTGCCCCGTCATAATCCCTACTGCTTCATCAAGACCAATATCTTCTTTGAGTGCATCTTGCATAGCATTAGGTAAACCCTCAAGTATTTCATCAAACGCTTGTGCTTTCTTATACACGTCCTCAATCTCTTTTAGTAATCCCTCTGTGTCATTGCCGTTATACGCACTAGCACTTATAACGGATTGTTCTATTTGTTCACGGTTATTCATTTGTGTCTTCCTCCATTTGCCCTAAAAATTCGTAGAACTCATTTGTTCCGTCTAGTTCTTCCATTCGCGACATTATAATATCTGCAGTGCTTTTACCTCCTATATAGAGAGCTCCTATCCTGTTCGCTTTGCTCTCAGGGTGTAGTTCTCTAAATTTAAAACAGTAATGTTCGTATCTTCCAAGCAATTCATTTTTGACTGTGCGCCACATGTTCTCCAGCTCTTCGTTACGCTCTCTTAACTTAGCTATATCCCCAATAAGCTCGTCACGTTGCTTCTTGTACTCATCACGTTGTTTTCTCATCTTCTTCAACCTAGCTTCCATTACGCCTATTTGGAATCCTGTTTCATAGTTCACTTTCATAACCTCCTCTAAAATAAAGTTAGTTGCTTCTGTTCCTCATATTCCAAATCCTGTTGCTTTATATATGTTTCAAGCTCTTCAGCTGTATCAAATGTCTTTTTCACGCCTTGCCAACCTGGTACGATATGCCCATGAAAGTAATAAGTGCCATTTGCTACATGGATATGTGCCACTCGTTCGTTATCCTGATACAGATATCTCTTAGATCCGAAAAATTGGTTTAAGTATTCTTTGCGTGCGCTATCGGTTTTAGGCATTTATACTTCCTGCCATTTCTTAAACATTTGGTTATAAGTAGTATCAAACCAGTACGGATCACGTGAATGTTTTTGAGGCACATTAAATAAATGTGGCTTCTTTCTTCTTAGCTCTGCCTCTTTCTTTCGCTGTCTTTCCAATTTACGTTCGAGTCTAGCTTGTTCCAGTCTTTCTATTGTTTCCTTTTCTCTGTACTCGCTTAAACGCATGCCTTCTGGTGCGTCCATTGCTTCATGTAGTTCCCAACCGTCTTTTACTCTTTTAGAAACCATTCCGGGTGTTATACCGTGACTTTCAATTAATTCCATTTCAAATTTACTGAACCTATAAGGTTTATCGTGTATCCTTACAATTCTTGCTGTTTTCGCCATTTATTCCACCTCTACATTTACATTTCTAATTTTTAAATTGTCATACTCTAGTATTTCGTTAGGATTGTTATATAAGTAATCTGCCAGCGTTTCTTTTTCTTTATCCACATCACCAAAATGCTTATATTCAACTTCTGTAGGTATTCTTATATCAATCGTTGCGTTTATATATGCTTGTTGTTGCATTAGATCACTTCATTTCTCTTTTGCGTTCTCGTCTTGCTTTAATTAATTCCTCGTAAGTAATCCATGTTTTGCCTGTGTACTTAGGTGCTTTACATATCCAATTGAGTTTTATGTTTCTGTATTTATGTCTGAAAATCTTAGCTTTAAGTTTTGCTACTTCGGTTGGCATACCTTTAATGTCGATAACTTCAATCAGTTTGTCATCGAGATATAACGCGAAGTCTGCAATATATTCAATCTTTCGTTGTTTATCTAGTTTTGGTAATAATTCGAATTTCGGTTGTATTTCGATATGATCATAATTAGTGCCATTCATATTACTTTCTAAATATTGGTAATATTCACACTCTACTTTGCTATCAAATACAATTCCTTTGTACTCAACTTTCTTAGCATTGTATTTACTCATTGCGCCACCTCTAAATATCAAATATCGTTGCTTGTAAACCTAGCTCTTGCTCATATAGAAGTCCGTGAGCGCCTTTAAATCGTTTTAGGTCACTATCAGTCATAATTTTCTTTTCGTCGCTGAAATGGGCTCCTGTGAGCGAATAAACTTCATTTACGTTGTCTTTATACTTGATGACCTTAATATCTTCTGTGCCATCTTCTCGGTATAAGTAATATTTTTCTTTCGGCATTTTTTAACACTCCTTAATATTCGACGATAGCGGGGCGTGTATGACGTTCTGCAAGTTTTTGGATAAATAGGTCGTACAACCTATTTTCATCGCCCTGTGCCTCATCTATGAGTTTCTGAGCGTACATATCTGAACACTCAAGTTTAGTTTTTAAAAATTCTTTGGTTACCATGCATCTCGCTCCCTGAAATCGTCTCCGATTACTCTTACTTTTCTCGCATTGTGTTTCATTCTTGAATTGATACGTTGCCAGTTCATATTTTGATTTAGTTCTTTATCACTAAAGTTAGTTGTAAAGATGTTGTTTTTACCTACTCTGTTATCAACAATGCTGAAAAGTTTATTTAAAGTGTGCTCTGTGTTTTCTACACCCATATCATCTAGTACAAGTAAATCAATATCACTTAGCAATCTGACTAGCTCGTCTGTAGTCTCTACTGCATTTTTGTTGTATGTCGCTTTGATACGATCCATCAACATTGGTATGTGCATAAAAGCAACCGTATGCCCTTTAGCTTTAACTGCTTTTGCGATAGCGTATGCTAGGTGGCTTTTACCAGTTCCGTATGAACCTTGCAATATTAATGATTTTGGCTCTTTTGTAGAGAAGCCTTGAACGTACTCTATTGCTGTTTGTTTAGCTTGTACTTGTTTTTCATTTTGTGGCTTATAGTTGTTAACTGTTGCATCTCTTAGAGACGGATTAACATTTGATTGATTGAAAATATAATCAAGTTTCTTTTGTTTATTCCTTTTGTATTCTTCATAAGCCAATCTTTGAATTTCACATTCGCAACCGTCTTTGTATTCATATCCATTTTCAAACTTATATAAGTCATATTGATGCCCGCATTTATCGCAATTCTGTCTTAGTATTACTTCGATTGGTTGATATTTTTTTAAACTTTTGTTTATTTTTTCGTCAAATAATGGTTTCATAACTTCCTCCTAGTCCCAATAACTTTCGTCGTACTTCATACGTTCTAATTGATCCGTGCCAGTTGGTTGTATTTTTTGATTGAGGTACCCCTCAAATTTATTGCCAAAAAGTGTTTCTGGTCTAAGGTATTTATCGCTATCCGTGTTTAACCATTCAGCTGTTTTGATATCAATCACCTTTTTAAAATCCTCCAACCTAAAATCTTGATTCCATCTTGCTTTAATAAAATCTTTTGTTTTAGCTGTATTATGTTTAAAATGCTTTCCTGCTTTTTTATTTAAGTATTCGATAATTTCTTTATAGGGAATGGAAGACACCGTCGGGTTGCCCGACAATATACTTCCTTCATTATTAGTATTGTTATTATTAGTTAAATCATTATTAGTACTATTATTATTAGTAGTACGCCCTTTTCGGTTTTCCGTTTTTCCGTTTTCCGAAAACCCGTTTGCCGATAATCCGTTTTCCGAAAATGGCATTTCGGTTGGTTTTTCGTAAACTAAGTATTCAAAACCTTTAAACACACCGTTTTCAGCTCTTTTTTGTATTCTGTGAACATATTTATTATCCATAAGTTCTTGAACGCCACTATTGATTGATTTTTGTCCATCATTCATATGTTTAACTACTTCTGACGTGTATATTTGCCAATTGTCAGGACGACTCAGGAAATACAATAATATCCCTTTAGCTTTAGCACTTAAATTACTATCGAACACAAAAGATTTATGCACAGTTACAAAATCGCCACTTTCTTTTATCGTTCTAAATGTTGCCATTTCGTTATCTCCTTTCTGGTATAATTTTATTATCGCTATTGCGTTAGATTGGGGGTGAATAATTATGGATCCTATTTTAGGTAAAGGTATTGATAAAATTATTGAAGGCGCATCAAAAGGGCCTGTAGAAACATTCTCTAAAACTTGGGAACTTGTCTTTGGGAAATTCCACCTTTATGTGGATAAAGTTATTTATCAAAGAGAAGTAGAATTTGAAAAATTCAAAGAACAATTTAAAAAAGAAATATCTTCTGTACCTGAAAATAATTTACAAGAACCACAATTTTCTCTTCTAGGTCCTGCTCTAGAAGCTTCAAAGTTTTACATTAGTGAAAAAACTTTAAGTAATATGTTCGCAAAACTAATAGCATCATCTATGGATGACAGAAAAAACTCATTAACCCACCATTCATTTGTTGAAATAATTAAACAATTATCCCCAAATGATGCTATTCTTTTAAAACATTTAAAGAATCACGAAGTACATCCTGCCGTTAAATATAGAGCGGTTTTAAACCCAAAGAATGACGGTATGAATATATCGGACACGTTAATAAAAGACTCTCCGTTAGATATAGAATCAACCGAAATTTCAATTAATAACCTAGTAAGGTTAGGGGTTTTAAATGAAACTTTTGACATGTCTTACTTAACAAAAAAAGGAATTTATAATAAGTTTTATGCTCCTCAGTTTTTAAATCACTTTAATAAGATTATAGAAAAACAAAGATTTGTTTCGGGATTAGAATTTGTTAAAAGAATGTTAAAGTCAGGACACAACCTAGAAACAATAAGTAAACTTTCTGGCATTGAATTTGAAGTATTAAAGTTACATTACAGCCCCTGGGTAATAGACATCAAAAAAGGCTCAATTAGTTTGTCCGCCTATGGTAAAGCTTTTGTAAAAACCTGTATTAACTAAACGGAGATTTTAAAATTTTCTCCACTTTTACAGCATGCATAGCATTTCTAATCTCTTCCGCCAAGATGACGATTAGGAGTGCTATTTTTATTATTCTTAGTCTATTCATTCCTTTTTCTCTCCTTTCAACATTTTATTGAGCCTCTCATCGACTTTTATCCACGAGTCATGCAAGTGATATTTATCATCAAACGACTTAACGCCAATCGCATGTTGCTCGTTGTGATGTTCGCGACATAACGCTAATACGTGTTTGTCATAGTGATTCATCTTGTTTCTGTTCATACCTCTGCCGACTGCTTCATAATGTGCTAGGTCTGCGTGAGGCTTTCCGCATATTACACAGTTGCGGTTAACCGTTGACCAGTATAAGAATGATTTGTCTTACTTTAGTAGATCGCTTGTTTTATAACTAAGCGGTATGTCGTTGTGAAATATCCAATCGAGTGTTACCTCGATAATTTGATTCGCTTGCATCCGTGTACAGTCACTTAACGAAATGCTCTTGTCATAGCCATACAGAACCGTTACATATTCTTGGAACAAATACCTCATATAGTCACGTGGTTGGCCTGTGTGGCTCTCTATGTCGTTACAGAGCGCAAATATTTTTCTTCGTTGCTTGTCTGTTATTTTGAATGGGTCTTCGATTCGTAAATCACATTCGACTTCGTAGCCGTTATCTAGTAATAACGTTTCTTTGTCTCCTAGCTCGGCACCTTCGATAACGACCGTTGTTGTGCCGTCATCTTGAGTGATATAGTTTTTAATTTGAGCCATTTAATCACGTCCTAGAATGGTAAATCATCGTCAGTGATTTCTATAGGACCATTAGCATTAGCGAACTGGTTATTTGATTGTTGTCTATTCTGTGGTGCGTTATATGAATTGTGCTGTTGTTGATAATTGTTGTTTTGTTGTTGGTTGTTATTCTTCGGTTCTAAGAATTGAACACTGTCCGCTACTACTTCTGTAACATATACACGTTGCCCGTCTTTGTTTTCGTAGTTACGTGTTTGTAATCGTCCGTCTACACCTGCCAGTGACCCTTTGGATAAATAATTTTTTACATTTTCTGCTTGTTTTCTAAAAGTTACACAGTTAATAAAGTCTGCCTCACGTTCTCCTTGAGCATTAGTGAATGTCCTGTTAACTGCGATAGTGAAAGTGGTCACACTCACACCATTTGGCGCTGTTCTATATTCAGGGTCTTTCGTTAGTCGCCCTACTAAAACTACTCTGTTTAACATTATTGTTTTCCTCCAGTAACTGTTTTTGCGTTGTTTCGTATTTTTTGTATAGCTTCTGCCGCTTGTTTTTCTGTTAATTTATAGTTATTTATGTCGAATTTTTGTTCTACTATATTTTGTGGTGCTTCTTTATCCGTGCCCTTTATCAATTTAGTGAAATCTATAACCTCTTTCCTTAAAATCCCTATAGTTTCGCTACTAGCCCATTGTGTTCTAGTTTGCTGTTTTGGATTATTATTTTTTCCACTTGCTTCATTTCCGTCATCATCTTGGTCGCTAGTAATACCGAAAATCGCGGATAATGAATAACGTTTAAGGTAGCTGATTAACGAGCCTGCGCCTTGTGGCGTATTCTTTTCTGCATTCATAAATACAGGATCGTACTCGATATATTCACCGCTTTCATGCATAAGCATTGTAGCGACTCCTACGCGCCCGTCTACATCATTCAAAGCCCATTGAGTATAAGACAACCCATGAGGTGTTGCTGCCTCGTCAATGGCCTCTACAACGTTCTCGAGTGGTACGTATTTTGATTTAAAAAATGGATTATTTTTATCCTTGAGTGGCTGCTTTACTTCCTTACGAAATGCAACCATAGCTTTATTTATTTCAACAACTGTTTCTGATTTGTTCATCACTTAATCACCAGACTTTCTGTTACCTTTAATTCAGCGCCAGGAATATCTTTCCCGGCTTTTAAATCATCGATTAGTTGCTTAGAATTAAGTTTAGGGGCTTGTGATAGCCAATAATCATTAGGGATCAACTTTTCATCGATGATGTTTTTACTAGCACCATTTTTACGCTTATAAATATGATTGGTAGCTGTACGGTAACTATCTACTTCCTGTGTTTCTAACATCTCTTTTAAGTAATCTCTTAATCGATCAGTTAAATTTTGTTTTTGTTTTTTTAAATTTTGAAGTCGCTTAATCTCTTTATCTATGACATCTATGTCACCTAATGTTTCACGTCTCCAATTGACGATGTTATCTACTTTGACATTCATTTCTGCTTGGATAGAATCTAATGTGTCTTTTAATAATGTTGGATCTAATTCATCTTGATTAGACAACTCTTTAAATGCTTCTGATAGCTCATATAGATTAGCCATTAGTTAATCCCCCTCTACCATTTCATGACTAAGTTAATTAGTTTGTCCTGTTCGTCTGTGTTCTCTTCAATCCATTCGTTTATAACGTCACGCATTGCATCCGTCGCAATATATAGTTCGCTTAAATCAATGACATGAAACGATTTAAGTGGAACATTATTCATATCCTTGATTTGTATACTGATACCGTCATGTCTCTTCATCACAGACACTTTAAATTCAAACCCGTTAAAGCTTATAATTTTGTTTTTTATCTCACCAATTTTGTAATACATCGTTCTCGTCCTCCTTATCTTCTTCGTCCCCCTCGTTATCTTCTTCGTTTTGTAATTCATAAATTTTGTTTTTTAGTTTTATATTTTCTTTTTCCAATTTTTCGTTTTTTCTTTCTTCCGCAAAATACTTACCTCTGTAAGTATCTTCTTCTTTATCTTTAACAGCCTTTATTTCAATAAGTTTTCTGTACTCGTTCAATGTGATTGTTACTGTCAATTCTTGATTTGCTACAAAGTTATCTTCTTCATTTCTGTATCCTGAAAAATCTTTAGTGTAATAATGTTGTTCAGTTTTAATATTTTCAGTCATAGTTGACTACCTCCGTATAGTTTGATTTAATTAAGTTGTATATTTTGATAAATGTTTGTCACTGTTACTTGTTGTCGCAAGTAGCAGTTTTTTTATTTTTTATAAATTCTTCTAAATCTTTTAAAGCTTGTTTATACCCTTTGTCATATGCTACTTGTTCAGAATCTCTTGAATATTTAGGGATTTTTACATTGTCGTATTCTCCGTTTAAATAACGATTAATTCTATCTCTCTTCTGATCAGTTATTCTTCTTGAACCATTTCTTAACTTAATAAAATAAGTGTCAGAGAAACCCAGTAAATATCCTATTTGTCTCACTGTTAAACCTTGTTTCTTCCTTCTTTTGTCAACATTTCCCATTAACTCTTTATCCAACATTTTCTCAGCCTCCTTTATTCTTCATAAAAATATTCCTTATAGAATATGAATGTTGCGATACTTGCGAATCCTGCAATTGACCACGCTGTAGTGAAGTATAGAAACGGCATGAGTACAATCGCTAAGACTGTGAAGCACAGTACTGCTACTAGGTAGCTTTTATAAGTTTTACTCATTTTCTTTTTTCAACTCCTCCATTATTCTCTGGTCTGATAAATCATGATAAGGAAATTTTTTTCTAGCTAATTGGACGGGTATTTTGCCTCGTATTGCAATGTACCCTTCGTCTTCAAGCTCTTTATTCAGTTCTCTTATTATTTGTCCTGCTTTGGATTTAGAAACAGATAAAATTACTGCAAGTTCTTTAGCTTGCAAACTATTTTTTATCATATCTATTCCTCCTTTTTATTTTTGTGTTGTGTATAATTTAGTTATCTCCTAGTGAAAGGAGGTGGATAATATGTCATATAGTGAATATGAACAGCTTTACTATAAAATTGTTAATGAAGCTGATGAACTATACGGTGGTCAAAGTGAACACTTCAAGAAGAACCTTCAAAAACTTACAGAGAATGCTGATGAAGGTGTTTCCAGTGAAAAGATTTACTCTACCGCTTTACATGAGTCACTTGAGTACCAACGAAACTTCATCTTCTTAGAATTAGGAAAGGTTCTCTTTAGTAAAGTCGGAAAACGCCTTAAGTAGTTTTATTCCTGAATCAGGATCACTGTGTCGCTCAATCGTTTCTGCTGTAGACTCTTTACTAAAATCATTTCGATTGATTACAGGCTTTCTCGTATTTCGTTCAATCTTCCAAACCTTCCACGTCACAACTGTCATTGTGATGAGGAGGGTTGTTTTATATAGTGTGTTCATTTTTAATTCCTCCTATTAAGTAGTTTGAGTTTCACCTAAAAACTTATTAACAAAGTATTGTTGTCCTTTGCCTGTTACTTTTGGCGTCTTACTAATTGATGTGTGACCGTCTGAATGTGTAATTGATGTTTCTTTAATTTCGAATAACTCACGTTCCATTGAGTACTGTGTAGGCATGTTATAATCCACACCCTTGCGTTTAATAAGGAATCCGTTTTGACGTAACCACTCAAACAATCTGCGTTGCCCGATGTTTACACCGTTTTGTTTAATGATCTTTGCTAACTCTCCAACTAAAATTGATGTCTTAGTAGTAGCTACTGCATCTGCAAATACAATTTTTGGTTTATCACGTTCAATCTTTGTTTCTAATTGATTGATTGTGTTGTTAGCAATTTTTAAAGCACGTTGCATAATCATTTCTGGGCTATTCCATGCTTTTTCAACTTGGATGAAGTATTGTCTTGCACGTTTGCCAGGTTCACTACGTTGAATCATTGCGATTTCTTTTGCAGTGTCTAGTGTTAGTGCGTGGTCAGTCATATTTTGATAACCACCTTGGGTAAGACATTTTTGGGTCACCCTTGTAAAATCGATATTTTCTTCAAAACCATACTCAGACATTCTGTTAAACCACTTCTTATATTCAGTCTTAACTTCTAATGCTTGATGAAGTTCTCGACCACTTATTGCGATTTCTCCATTTTCTTTTTCTTGTATGTTGAACATTTCGCCGATGTTCGATTTTGTTTGTAATGCTTGCATTTTATTTCTCCTTTACATTAGCGATATCAACTTGTAGTGCATCGCATATTTTTTTTACTGTGAGGAAGCCGGGATTTTTAACTTCTGTTTCGATAGATCGAATTGTCGAATTTTGTAATTCTGTTAGCTTCGCTAGTTGATAGCGTGTTATCCCCTTTTCTTCTCTCAATTCTTTTAAGTTCAGCATCTTACCACTCCTTATTGTCCATAACGATATTTCGTTATATAATTAATCCAACCCCACTACATTGAGAGGTGATTTCCTTGCTTATGCGAGGTTTTAAATCATCCTGTGGTTTTATAGGTTAGTAAGTCTAAATTAGAACATCGTTTGTTGTGTTCCACAGTCAACTGAGACGTTAACAAGGTATGCGTACTAGAAGGTAGTAACTTTTAGGACGCTAGACTTTGATGGAAACCCTAAGCACCATACAGGGCTGGGGACGATACCAACAAAAATTGTGCTGTTAGTCGTAGTAATTAGAACCGAACAAAATTTCCGTAACACATACCTTCTACGACAAGGTGTGTGTGTTTTTATTGGAAACAAAATGTTTGTAATTCTTGCATATTGTTTATGCGCCTTTCGTGTATAATGTTGTTATCAACCTAAGGAGGTGATAAGTATGGAAAAGTCAAATAAAGAATTAGCATCTGAATTAGTAATAGCTATGTTAGAACATAATGCTAAACTCACTAAGTCAGGTGTAAATGGCAATCCTATTAGTTCAAGCTCCATAATTAATGGAGAAGTTATTGTAAATAATCTTAAATACATCAAAGATTATTTAGATCGCATGGATGATTAGAATTTATTACGATTTCTACATTTAATTTTTCAATACTTTGTGAGTGGATATTTTCTATTTGCTCCAAAGTATTTTTTAGTTCTGTTGTGTCATCCAATACGACTTGAATTTTTAAGTTCATTTTTAATTCCTCCTATTAAGATGTGACTTTTCTTTCGTGCATTTTTGGAACTCTTTCAATAAAAAAATATTCTGGAAATAGTTCTTGTATTGGTTTTTCGAGAGCTTTAGAAAAAATCATCGCTTCATCTAAATTAATGGGAATTTCTCCACGTTCTCTTTTTCCGTATTGTTGACCCGAAACACCAATTAAACCACCCATAAACTCTTGGTTCTTTTTCGCTGCTTTTCTAAAGCTATATAAGTCTTTGTGCATTTTTGGAACACCTCCTGAAAACAATACTACACCTGATGTTCCAAAATTGCAAGTGGTTTTTACATATTTTTTTACTCTGCACATATTTTCGTGTTTTTATTGCATTTTTGGAACTATAGGCATATAATGAAGTCATTAGTTAGATAATATATTTAAAGGAGATAAAAATATGAGTTCATTTTCTTCGAATCTGGAACGTCTGATGAACAAAAGAGATATGAGTGATAGTGAATTAGCAGAATTGGTAGATGTTAACCGAACAACAGTCACAAGATGGAGGAAAGGTATCAGAAGTCCAAAACTAGACAAACTACCTGAAATAGCTAATGTTTTTGGAGTTAAACCCTTAGATTTGATACATGAAATGGATGATTCGAAAGTTATTGAAGAAATTCATAACATATCATCTCAACTCACACCTCCGCGACAAAGCAATGTACTAAACTACGCAAATAGTCAGTTAGATGAACAAAACTCTAAAGGAGATAACGTTGTAGATATTAATTCATATAAACAGGATAAAACTCCGGTTAATGTCAATGGTTGCGTCTCTGCCGGCGTGGGAGAACGTCTACACGATGAAACGCTATTCACTGAAATGGTTAAGGGACCTGTGCCACCGCATGATTTAGCATTAAAGGTTAATGGTGACTCTATGGAACCTATGTTTAAAAATGGAGAAATTATATTTGTAGAGAAAACACACAATATAAAGAATGGTCAGATTGGTATATTCATCATTGAAGAAGAAGCGTACGTTAAGAAAGTCTTCGTTGAAGATGATAGATTAACTTTAGTTTCACTCAATAAAGAATACCGCGACCTTCACTTTTATAGGAATGAAAGCGTGAGGTTGGTTGGGAAAGTTATTTTATAGGAGGGTTTAATTTGGAAACTCCAGAAGATAAATTAATCCAAAGAATAAAGGAACTACGTAAAGAGTACGAAGAAAACGATTTAATGACAGACCTTATTCTTGAATATTTAGTAAAAAAGTATGTTGAAGAAGAATATAGGAAATAAGCTCCTATACGGCGCTTTAACATAAAAAGTAAAGGAGAAATAAAAAATTATGGAATCATATGAAGAAATTGAGCATATACACATTAACACTGGTAGAAAAAAACTTACACAAGAACAAATAGAAGAAGCCAAAGCTTTTATAGACAGTCAAGGATTTAAAGATATGATTCGAGAAGCTAAAGAGTCACGTCAAAGAGTTATGGAGTCTAAAATTACCGATAGAACTAAAATGTGATTAATAGCGTCTATGTGGCGTGAGGAGGATGAGGGATGGAAGAGAACGCACCTTTAGAAACAGCAGTTAATAATTTTAAAAAGATTCAAAATAGCGAGATTTACAAATTTAAATATATGAATTCATGGTGTCTTGAATATTCAGAGTTTTTATTGGATGAAGTTAGACTGTTAAAAGAAAACAAAAGTTACACCAGATATAAAAAAGGCACTATAATTTATGTAAAGTTAGGTGTTAATGTTGGCAGAGAGTTTTCTGGAAACCATTTTTGTATGGTACTTAATAATCACGATTCAAATAAAAATCCAATATTAACGGTAGTTCCACTTACATCTTCCAGAAGTAAATTCAATGTGCATATCGAAGAAGATTTGTTACCTTTAGTATTGGAAAAAATGGACGTAACGGGTAAGGAT